TGTAAAGGTGATACAAAGTGCAACCAAAGACATTAAAGATGATACGCGGCGATTACAGAGTGCGGTAAAAGAGATTGGTGAAATTGTCCACGTTGTTCAACATGATGACTTGTAAATTTCATTATATATATATATATATATATATTGACTCAACCGCCAAGCGAGCTCACGTGTAGAGCTATTGATGAGCTTGATGACTGGAAATACGTCGATAGAGAAAAGTCTCTACAAAATATGATATACGATTTTCGACATGATAGAGAGGCAGCTGAATACCTCAAAGGAGCTGCAGCACGCGAACGGGTTCGCGTTGATGCGGCGCGAAAACAGATCGAAGCAAAATGGCCAGAAATGGAAGATTATCGGACAGATCATCTGAAAGACCTTCCGGAAGACCTTAGGGCGCGCCTTGGCGAAGGAGAGCAAGCAGAGCTATTAAATTTATTAGACGCATATTTTATATATAAAGATTTATCACCTCAGACATTGATGGGTAAGTTTGAAGGACGACCCTCGAGAACGGAGAGGACAATTAAACTTGGATATGTAAAATTCGAGGGTCGTAGAAGTAAAAAGAGAATGGACGAGTTGATGAAAAAGTATCCGGGTTTGGCAAGTCGACACGTGCCATTGGAGTATCCACTACATCAGCAGATTCAGTACGCAATTAGAGAGGACCAAGAAATACAGTATGAAATACAGTATGGCGCCACACTCGACGCTGCACAATCACGACAAGATCGCTGGAAAAGTTACGGCATCGTTTCGGAAACATATAGAAATAAGATTAATGCTGAGGCGACACAGCAGGCGCTTGAATTGGTTGAGCGAAATCAGCGACCAACTCTTACAATGATTGAAGGTATTGATAGTGCACATGATCTAAATCTAGGAGGGGAGTATACCATTATGAATACAGGTGTTGAATGGTCAGATTTTAACAGTATAGGATTTTAGTAACTAACAATAATTCCTTTATAAAGAAAGATAATTTACGGTTCGAATAGAAGCATAATACATTCCGGAAAACATGATGCTGTAAGTGACATAACCAGATAAATTTAAATTTCCGTCTTTCAAAAAAATTGTAGGCAGCAACCGCATCATTTGTTTCTTAACAGCTGGGAGTTGGAAAATAAAGTAAAGCGCCCCCACTAAAATGGGTGCTTGCAATTCATCATATATTGCATCCGCATTCTCTCCTTGTTTTTCCCTCGCGTTGTGTTGGTTGATGATTTCTTCTTGGGTTTGATGTTTTAATATGTAATCATCCGGCCCTTCAGGAACATAATTTGGTTTGGTAACAGCATCTTGAGTAAGATGTGTTTGCTGCTGTGGAATATCACGAGATGGTAATCCTAAAGCACCACTGGCAGCTGCAGATTGTATCCCACTCACAAATTCATTCATATTTGCGGTCGAAGGGGGTTTTGCTGCTACATGTTGAACATTGCCAGAAGGTGGTGGTGCACCAGTGGGAGGCAGAGCTCCATTTACAACATTTTGTGTGTGTTGGATACCGGCAATTTTTTTGTCTTCTAATTCCCGCTGCTCAGCAAGATGTTTTGCAGGATCGGCAATAACTTGATTTTTTTCAGTAGTATCAAATGAAATGTTGTTGAGAGTTGGCCCTTGGCTACTATTATTATGCGCCTGTCCATGATCTGTTTGAGGAGAGATCGGTAAATCATTAATATTTGTAGTATCTGCCATCTTAATATATATAATTTATTGAATATATTAAGATAACTTACGCATAATATGGGTAAAACTTATAATTGAACTTGTTGTGAAGTTTTATTACAAGTCACTGATTGAGGAGTAAATTTATAGCATAAGTCGTTATGTCCATAAATACTGTCTTTTACTTCTTGCAAATCAGGACCTCTAAAATCCAAACAATTTGTTTCTGTGCAAACCTTTCTAAATATGCTCGCGGCACCAATTCCTAAAATAATAGAAATGAGTAATTTCCCATTTTTCGTATGCATAGACGACAGTAAATTTTGAATCATATACTATAGAACAACATAAATAATATTTTTATTATCCTTCACCACCAATAGAAGTTAAATAACTAGATTCTGGACCATAATCTGGGCACAATTGTGACATACGAATAGTAGCTTGGTCTTGAATTTCAACAATCTCTTTTTCAAATTTACGAATGTCTATACCTGCGGCTTTTGCAATTTGATCATCTGTAGCAATATCTTTTACCGCCCATAAATATCCAGCACCATAGTTCGCATGTAATACTGCAATCATAGAACTCTCATCTTGTTTTGCTGCGGTGCTCCAACGTGCAGCTTGACGAACAAGAATTTTAATGTTTTCACTAAGCAAGCTATAATTATTATTATATAAATAACAATTGTTACGAATATCTAACAAATAGTAAACAAACAAACATCCTAAAATAAAAAAGAGCAGTTCACGCATTTATGATATATAAATATTAAAATACAAATATTGAATTATTACTATATTAAAATACAACAAGAGTAAATAGCTAGGTAGTATGTTTTTGAATAGGTATCGTCTTAATTACACTAGAATCACTAGGACAGGCTATTTTTTGAGAACGAAACGCGTAACAATTTTTTGCATGATCAATATACTCAATTTTATCTGCATTATCGGGAGTGGGATATACATGCACAATTTTATTTTGTGGAGAAGCCAAAAAAACAAAAATAATTCCTATTAAAAAACTAATAATAAAGGCCGGCACGTGGATATATTTGCCTATCATTATATATTACAAATATTAAATACTATTTGTGATATATTATAGAATATTCTATAATATTTATAGAATATGTAAAAGATATATACCGGTCACGTATTATATCTAATAACTTTCGCTACATCATCTTTAGATTCTTCGTTATATAATTGCGCTAAAGTATATGGTAATTCTATTAATTTGTGGGTCGGGTCACCACTGGTAATAATAGATGCTTGTTCTACACTAGAATAAACATATTGCGTTTCACGTATTTTAGTGACCAAGGGCTGAATCACAGTAATATATTTTTCTACCATAGCATCAATATATTTTTGCAGAGGTTCTTCTTTGTATAATTTATGAAGCTTGCGCAACTCTTCGGTTTCCATAAATAGCGTAACTCTGTATTCTTCTAACTCTGTTTGTCTCGATTGTGAATCAGTAATGTCTATATATTTTCGACTTTCATCAGTATAGTTTTTAGATATTATGTCTAAATCATCACGGTATTCATCAAATGCTTCAACGGCACTAGATTCATCCTTATAATTAAAAAGTAAGTCTAATTTAGTCATTATAATATCAGAGTGAATATTTTGTATTTCCTTATATAAGATATTTTTTCTTGTTCGTATATTTTCATATTGACCTCGATCAATTGCAATATCTAACTTACACGATTCAGCTGCACCACATATCGCAGTAAGTTGTCGTTCATCTGTCGCAAAAATAGTCCCACCTGGTTTTTTACAATTGATACATGTTTTTTTAAGTTGCTTTAGTTTCAATCGCTTATCTTTAGTGGTAAGCGTATCATTTTTAAAAATTCTCTTTTTTTGTCGCATAAGTTTTTCTTCATACGCACTCTTTAGTTTATAATAATTGTTGATAGCTTCTTGCACCGAGGTGTCCATATATAATATATATACATAATAACAGAATATTCGCGCTACGTATTGTTTACTATACTCCACGAAGATTATATAGTTCAGGTTGACGGTCGAATGTCGGAAGGTCAGTAATCATATTAGCATTTTTATTTTGTTGTTTTCGAATTGCAGACAGTTGTTGTAATTTAGATATTATATATTCTTGTTTTTGTCTATTTTTTATTGCAATATCTTGCGCAGTAAGTTTTCCTTTGTAACGCCACCATAAAATAACACCTACAGTTGTAAATAGTGCAAGAGCTGCTCCAATATTAAAAATAGTATTTGTATAACGCTCTTTAAATGAATGACATTGTTTTAGAGTGCCACGTATAAAATATTTTGTTCCTGGTTCAATCAATGAAGGAATATTATTCATTATAATTAATTGCTAAAATTATAAAATTATAATAACCCAACATTATAATGGCAAGTAGTCCTAATCCTAGTTCAGCTTTATTTTGGTTTTTTATTGTAACAACTTTATTCTATATTGTTAAATATAATATATCGGAAGCCTCTAATTTAACAGCAACAGTCGTCTATGTGTTACTCATAGCTGTCGGAGAATTTTTTATTAATTTATCATTGACAAATGATATGTGTGGTGAGAATCAATGGGGAACAGCATTTAGCATAACATTAGCACCATGGTTGGTTATTTTTGGATTATTAAACCTAATGTTAAATTTATTTCCTGGATGGAAAACCCCTTTTTCCAATACATTTGGTTATGGAGCAGCGTTAATTGGTGGACTAACACCTTTAGTAAAAAATATATTCAAGGATCCAACTGCAGTAAAAGATCCTGAAATAAAAAAAACCGTGCAATATATCTATCGTGACCAATCTTTGTTAATCAATGAAATTGGTGAAGGCAAAGAAGCATTCGAAGAATTTTGGAATAGCATGAAAGATGCCATAGTGCCCAGTGTTTATGCCTTAGACGGAGAAGGTAGTTTAAAAGAAAAACTCATGAACTTAGTGAAGTCAAAATATATTGTTTCTGAATATATTTGGTATATGTTAGCTGGAACATTAGTAACATCGATTAGCTACAATTATTTAGTAAATATTGGTTGTGACAATTCTGCTAAAAAAATGTTAAATAGACGCGAAGCATATAATCGAAAAATCAAAGAAAAAGAGGTCGAAGAATCTAAAAAACGAATAGCTCAGCAAGAATCAGGATTCGTATAAGCAAAACAGAAACAATAACCAATGATTTTTTTTTGTTTCACAAATAATAGATAACTAATATTATTTGTGAAATAATTTAATGGTGTTATTGTATGATTATCTTTCCAAAACTAGCTTTGGAAAACTAGCTTTGGAAAACTAACATAGTAAAGCACGATAAGGTAAGCAACTATTGCTAAAACAATAGCCAATAGCCAAGCAGGAATGATGGTTTTTCGCTTAAACCCAATTCCAAACGTGCGGAGACTACCATCTCTATTATAAATAAAAGCGGGTTTAAAATATAAAATAAAAGCATACATTGCTAGAAACAATATGACAGCAATTGTAGGAAGATTTCGCAGAATGTAGCCACGGTTCATATGATTATATTATTATATATACATACTATAATTTTGTATAGTTAACAATGCAAAATTATAGTATATTTATAGTATATTTATAGTATATTTATAGTATATTTATAGTATATTTATAGTATATTTATAGTATATTTATAGTATATTTATAGTATATTTATAGTATATTTATAGTATATTTTATACTATATTTTATACTATAAATAAAAAACACGGTTATATTAATACGCTTCGCGATTGTTATGCACTGTGAGAGCGACTTGGTATGTCTCATCATAATAATGAATAACTGCAATATAGATGGTATATAAAATAAACAATCCAACAATATAAACAAATAGGTCATCCAGAATAACTACAATATCCCTTAATGTTTTCATATTACAATATGTGTATAAAATAAATAAAATTTATTTAAAATAAGTATTTTGCTGGACTTTCCGAACTAATTAAAATAACATAGAGCAATATAAGAAGTTGGCAAGCATATACGTATCGAGTATTTTCTTCCCAATCAGCAGTCGCAAATCGAGAACCGCCGCCGCCAACGGTACACCATGTTGAAATACTAAATAAAAAATAATCTAAAAATTCGAGATCTTGTTTTTTATCGTGTTTGTCTCGTTTGCGTCTATCTTGTTCGGCTGGCCAATCAGATAACCAATACAGACATGAAAAGAACAATACTGCAAATAAGCAACATAAAAATAGTGCAGAGTTGCTAAGATTAGAGATAAACGGGACCATATAATATATTATACTAAAATATAATATATTTTATAACATTTTCTTTTAGATCATTCACTTAATAAGTATACATAACCTAACACGACATTAGTAGCCTTCATCACCATCTCCATCTCCATAGTCATCATCATTTACCACATTTCGAATCGACAACTCTTCAGCAGATATTTGTTCAGCCACCAGTTGTTCTTCAATGTGTTCCATTGCAAAAATATTTCGGTTCATATCGGTTACCATATTGGATTCGCCCATTCTTAACTCAGCTAGTGCTTGTGCTTCCATTGCGTTGCGTTCTTCGTCGTATGTATCTTTTTGATAAATGCGCACCCCTTTTTGAAGTCCTTTACTCCATTTTTCCAATTTGTTGTTTTTGAAAAGATTTTCAATCTCTCGCTCCTCATCCGTCATCTCTTTGAGGTAGTCTGTTATAATGTCCTTCTCTTTTTCTTTCGCACGGGTTACTTTCTCCATTATCATTTCATAGGTATGATCAATGGTTTCCTTATCGCCGCATACAACATTAACAAATACGTATATTACTGAGGCGATTTTATCCGCGATAGCTTTTCTCTCCCCCTGCACCATTTCATCGTCCGCGACAATACCCATGTTCTGTTCTTCTATCAACGATACTGATGGTGACATCGCTTCGCCGTCTACGGTAATGCTGGGCAGCGAAAGCGATCGTAATATAACATCTTCATCGTCCACCGATTTTTGAATTGTTGTCAAAATAAACAAAAAATAATACGTAAACAGCAAGTGGCACATGCGACTATCAAAAATAGAATACACAAATTCGGTTTCACCGATTTGTATAGGTGCATAATATTCCGTCAGTTCCGACAATGTGTTAATATCGCGGTTAATGCGATTTACTTTTTGTAATACATAGTCAATATCAGAATCATCATACAATCTATATAATGATACATAGTGCTTATTTAGTATAGCCTGCAAGTCTTTGTTGTGTTTTTCCGACAACTTCCAATGTTTTGGTATATTAACGGATTTGTAGTCGGTTTTGTTCATTACCATATTTGGTAATACACATGACAAATTACGTATTGCATTTTTCATAAATTGCACCATTTTAAATGTGGTTTCATTGGCATTTTCGACAGCACTCTCCATTTCTGATTCTTTAAATTGTGAAATTTTTTCTAAACATGTCCGAAACATTTTTTGCATTTTCGGCTTTCCCATACCAGAAATATTTGCACGCGACACAAAATCTCGTAGAGAACGTTGCATAGTTTCATTTTCTCTCCCTAGATAATTTTTAAGCGCACGCATTTCTTTGGAATCTTCCATTAATCCGTTCATTTCAAAAGTATCGAGTGCCGCATTAAAATGTTCAATAAATTCCGGCGGAATTTCATCTTCGCGATCACGCATTGATAGCAACATATCACGCATTTGTTGAACATTACTGATATGAAGATGGTGTAAATCAATATGAACCATATTATGTTTATTCACTATTTGCATAAGTTGCTGGAAGGCTTCCGGTGAATATTGGTGACCTTCGCGTTTTAATAGTTTTATTTTCTCTTCTATCGTATCTTCAGAATCAAAATCTTTCGGTTTTTCCATGCATACAGCACGAAGTTCTTCTCCGACAGGAATATTTGAGTTATATTTACAAAATTTTATAAAACCCCGGTATATAATTTCTTCACTAAATTCAGTAGGAAGACTCGGGTATATCAGTCTGGTATTGCGAGCATCAAATAAAATGCTGGCTTTTGCCATTAATCTAGCGTCATCGACAATATTCATTAGTTTTTCCACATGAGAATTGCATTCTATAATTTCTGGTTCGCGGACAGAAAAATAATCTAACGTATGCATGGTTTCAGAATCACAGCAAGCATTTTCCAATAAAGGTTCGTTGTTATGGAGTGACAAAATTTCGGTTGATTTTTTTACGACGTTATGAATAAGAGTTTGGATTTTTAGAGAGAAGCGTGTAGCTTTACTTTGCATCACGTTTAATTTTTCTATTTGACTAGGTGCTCCGGTCTTTATTTCCGAAATAAAGATATCCGTAAATTCGGTCGGAATATTCTCGATAACACCCATTTTCATTGGTTTGAGAGGTGGTAAAAATGTCGACCAGTCAGTTATGTCGTGTTCCATTTCTATTTCTTCATCTTTATGTAATATTAAATACTCTATCTTTTCAGCAATTTTTTCTTGAACAATATCTATTTTAGTAATATATGTTTCCAACATGCTCTTCACGCGTTTTATAATACTTTTTTGACCCATCCCCGATATGCCGTTCCATGGTTCAACCGAACTTTTTATTTTAAAGGCAACACAAGAAATATATGTTAGACCAGTTACATCTTCTATACCAGTCATCGGATAACCACTAAATGATCGTGTGCAACCTGGATGGCGTTTCCTAGTCGTAATAGAGGGTATGCTGGTTTGCACTGCCACTAAGAAAAAACATAATGTAATAATAACCAATGACGAATGGAAAGCCACTTCATAGGTATCACGTTTTTTTCCTTTTGCCATTGCTGCATCACGTGCAGCGTTATAATCTTCCTTTTTTGGCATAGATCGATTCAGTAAATCGAGAGAATGCTTCACAATAAATTCATATATAGCCGTTATATCAATGCCTGTAAATTTTCCCATTGCATTTGCTACGTTAAAAATTTTTTGCGCTTCAATATTTTCATACTTGTGCTTCTTCTTAGCGGTCTGTATAATAGCATTTCCCAATTCTTCTTCTAATAATTCGCTACTTTTCGCTTTATATCCGCTTTCTGTATAACCCTCGTCGTTATTAAAAGCGATTGAAGTTATGATATATCCGCTATGTTTATCTACCCAATTATCACCGTCATCACTTATTGTTCCCTGCTCCGCACATATTCTCTCTATTGCTAATAAATAATTGCCATTTTCAATAAATACTTTGGCAAGTATAGAAATAAAAGCGGGTAGTAGTTTGGTATTAGTATCTATACAATAGAGCCACCACTGGTCTTCGTCATCGCCCGGTGGGCGCGTGAAATGTGCAACAAACCGACCAATATCGGTTTGTCGTTTCGCCAAGTCTCCTTGTCCAAGAATTTTATCACGCAAAGAAACGTAGGGAGAAACAACAACATCGTTTTCTACACTGGTATCACCAAGAAGAAGCTGTTTATTATTATATTTATATTCTTCATTTTTGGCCAAGTCTCGCAAGACAGAAATTCTAGAAGTTGCAGTGTCTAATTTATTCATAATACGGCTTTGTATAATATCTGTTCCTACGCGTAAATTATCAGCAAATTCATTGACGATATCGTCAATACTTTTATCTTGCAGTGTTTGTGCATTACCCTCGGCAGTTTTACAAGTATCGGAAATATCTAGACATTTTTCATTTAGATTGCAAAACGTTTTTGATTTGTCAGTGAATATATCTTCAGGAAGATGGTCGGCGGGTATCCATGTATTATCATCGCGCATATAATACAACATATCTGGGCCGTTCACCGTCTCATTCACAACTACACAATAATCTCCATCGTTAACGGCACGTTTTTTATCTATCATGGCAGTTGCATCACGCAACGCATCTTCATCGCTAAGACCAATATTTTCTTTTAGTTTCTCTTGTAATCTTTTAATTCTCTCTTCGCGTGGAACAGTCTCATCGCCAACAATATTGGCGTAATCGTCAACCAGTGCATAGTATGTCTTATCATATTGCTTATCAAAGTAAATATCTTTGTTGTTATCTTCTTCCATTTCATCAATGGCCAAATATTTTTTAGTTAAAATAAATTTTTTACAAGAATTTTCTTTGTCTGTGGCGGCTTTATTTTCTTTGGAAAGTTCTTCCATTTGTTCCAATTGTTCGATACCACCATTCATCATTAATGAAGATGCTATCTTTGCCAATATAGTATTATATAATCGGCCACCATCAGTCAAAATAACCCTATTTAAAAATTCTGTATTACCAATAAGTTTTATAGCATCGACGCTGTCAAACCCATAACCAGTGAGTATTGTTGTATAATATTCTGCAATAACAAAAGCAAACAATTGCGGTTGTGAATTACTAAGCTCCCTGCGTCTCCACGTGGTCACGTCGCGAAGATTTTGTGCATATGTTTTTTTATAATCATTTATTTTTAGTGAAATAAATTGTGTAAACTCTTGGTATTGTTTAAAAGACAGGTCATTTTGGTATATCATAAACGGTTCTAAGTATTTTAAAATCCCATACATAGACAATTTTCCTTCAATGTTCGCTTTTACCATGTTAAAAAGGTTTCTGGTTTTGGGAACAATGGTATTTAAATATTTTTCAAATAGCTCTTCTCTCTCGGCATGACTTGTTTGCTCTGTCATTCCTACATCCAAAATAAACTCTTTAAACCCCGAAAGATAAGAACCGTCATCATATTGCAGTGGTTGGTCTAAATTATCAACAACAATAGGATTCACAATACGTTTATTTGTAAGAAGTTTCCAATATTGAATAAATTCGCGATTAAGTGATGATTTTGTCATAATATCAGTCATTGGTAAATTGATTTTAGAAAACTTAACGGCGGGTTCGGGTAGTGTGAGAAAAGATTTGATCACCATTTCATCATTGGGAGTAAGTTTTTTTCGTTTGATAACAACACCACCACCTACTTTTTTCTCGGTTTGAATAGTGTTTAAACCTAAATTATATTCTTGAATCAAAAAACGTTTACGTTTGACATCATCATTGTGAGCAACAGAAGAATAAAATTCACTAAGGTTATCTATTATGGCGGTAATATTAGTTTCTACTTGTTTTTCAATAATATTTTCGGCGGATTCAGGGACATTAGTATATGGTGTATAGTATTTGTGCAAAGAATTTGCCAGAAAATGGTTCCCTGTCTCTCCATCGGGAATATCATTATCAAGATATTGTTGTGTAATATCGTATTCCTCTGTTCTCGCTTGTGCAAGTGTATGCGCTTCTACATCATCAAACTCTTCCAGAGCATCGATATCAGCATCGTAAAGCTTCTTTTTGTTTTGTGCGACCGGAAGAATCCAATATAGTTTATGGGAGAGATTTTGCAGTTTATTTACTAAAGGTTTATATTGCGCACCATGTGTTTTTTTCATCAGCGCATTATTATTGTTATCAAAGGTAGAATATTCGTTTCTAAGCTGCTTAAATCTCTCAATAATTTTGTGTATGTTATTTAAAACACTTTCTGTGCGTTGTTGATTAGGGATAGTAGAGAGAAGTTCATCTAATAAATCAGCAGTTTGTTTTTCAATGCCAAAACGTTGTTCATTTTCGGGGACATCTATAACCTGTGAAACTTCTTCAAGTGCATCACCAATAACAATCTGATCAGCCTGTAACAGCACATCACGAATCTGTTGTTGAAGTTCAGGTTTAGCAATACGCGGTGCAGATAAATCTTCTGCATATGCGCTGCTTGTAATGTCATCTGGAATTTCACTTTGAGAACCAATCGTGCCCTTTTCTGTTTCATGTTGTTCCTTATCATCATCCTTTTCTTTTTCTGCTTTATCTAGCGGAGTATCTAAAGGTGCATCACGAATGCTAATTTTTTCGATCGGAATATTTTCAGGAATACCCCGATATCCAAAATCAATAAATATATGTTCATCATCACTGGTTTTAACTTCGATTTGATCTTCTTCTAAATTAATTATTTTACCAGTAATAATAGTTGGTAGGTCTCCGCCAAATTCAATATCAATCCAAGTGCCTGGCAGTAATTTATTTTGTCGAGCATATCCTGGTTCATCTGGACGACTCATAATTTCAATCGCCTCAATAGATTTATTACGCAAAGAACCGTCTTTTTCAATGTGCATCACGAATTTATCACCATCAGGTTGAACCAAATCAGCCTTTTCGGGATCGATATAATCGATGTAAAAAAGTTTTTCATGTATTCGGTCATCTGTCGGTGCAATTATTTTTATAATATCACCTAATTGGAGATTAGCACTATCTTGATCGTCACTATCTGGAGTTGATACCCGTGGTTTTTCTGTTTTGCCTTCGGCATCGACTTTGCCTTCGGCATCGACTTTGCCTTCGGCATCGACTTTGCCTTCGGCATCGACTCTAGATTCTTGCACAAAAGGTTCTTCAAAAGTTTTATTTTCGGTTTGTAAATTTGTAATACTATCAGTCATTACCTTATACTTATAGGAGAAATTTAAATGCTAAACGTGAATTTATTTTAGAAACAAGTTAAAGGCAAGTCATCAATACAAAATATCATGTGTTCTACATACAATCTCGCAACAGTAAATGGGCTGGATATGCGTTCTGTATATAATTCTTTAACCGATAAAAATTCTGATGCACAAAAAAATCTGGATACACTTCACCTAAAATGTAAAAAATTTACACACAACGGTATTCAATATAATGTGCTTAAATATAACAAAGTTCTTATGGATGAAGATGCAGTTTCATCATCAGGCTTATTTCGCTCAGTTATTTTTTATGATGGAAAAATTCGTGCTTTTTCGCCACCAAAATCAGTCGGCGAAGAGAAGTATATGAATGCATATTCGCCGCGCGATGGTTTTGCCGAAGAGTTTATTGAAGGCACGATGATTAATGTATTTTTTGTGCCTGAGTTAGGTGATGAAGGTGAATGGGAAATTTCGACACGAAGTGGAGTTGGTGGTCGCATGACGTATTTTCAAAACGGCGCGATCAATCCTGAGGATACGTTTCGTTATATGTTTCTGGATGCGTGTAGTAAGGCAAATCTAGTATTTGATCAATTAGACAAGAATTATTGCTATACATTTGTAATGCAACATCCAAATAACCGCATTGTGTCACCATTTTATGAAACCAGCATTTATCTTGTGGCAGCATATCAAATCGATAATGCCTCCTACACAATTACAGAGATTCCTCGCCAAGAGCAGATCGACATGGTGGCATCAACCAATGTCAAAATTCCAGGTCGGTTTGATTTTGATTGTTATGATGAGCTTCGTGAGAAATGGGCCAGTGGCAATACCGATTATAAGACGGTGGGCATTATGATAAAGAATAAAACCACGGGCGAGCGCACCAAGATGCGTAATCCCAATTATGAGCAGGTGCGCCAGCTTCGTGGTAATCAGCCAAAACTGCAATATCATTATATTGCACTAAGACAGCAAGGCAAAGTAGGAGAATACCTAAAATATTTTGGTGAGGCGAAGAAACCTTTCAGTGAATTCCGTGAACACATTCACACATTTACCAATCAGCTGCATCAAAATTATATTGATTGTTATGTCAAGAAAAAACAGGCACTAGTCGAATATCCTGCTCAATACAAGCCTCACATGTATAGTCTCCATGCAAAATATCTGAATGAACTATGTAGCAGTGGTCGTTATATTACGCGTCGATACGTCGTGGATTACGTAAATTCGCTGCCACCAGCAAGGCTGATGTTTACGCTGAATTTTTCCATGCGCAAAAGGCAAGTAGAGGAGCATGTTGCGGCAATGGTTGCGGAGTGATACACAAAACTAAACTTTTAGAAAAAGTTTAAACAAAAACAAAAAAGCTTTTAGGTAGCGAAACGCTTCAGAAAGTTTAAACAAAAACAAAACCTATTTTTATAAATAATTTTATTTATAAAAATAAATAATATAATAATTATAAAACAAAAATTAATATGATGCAGGATCCAGATTTTTATCACATGTTTTATCACTATTACTATTACTATTAGAACCGTCTGGACATGTGGTATTTTTCCAGGTAACGCCTGTTATATTTGCAGAGTGACCATTAGTAGCACCAAGTAAAGTAGCATTGGTTAAATCAGCACCTGATAAATCAGCACCTGATAAATCAGCATCTATTAATGTTGCACCCGATAAATCAGCGCCATTTAAATGAGCACCTGATAAAATAGCGCCATATAACAGAGCGCCTGATAAAATAGCACCCGATAAATCAGCATGGGTAAAATCAGCATGGGTTAAAATAGCACCCGTAAAATTAGCCTGGTTTAAATGAGCCCCCGAAAAATCCGCATATTTTAAAGTAGCCCCGGTAAAATTAGCATGGGTTAAAGTAGCGCCCGTAAAATCCGCAGCACCCGATGCATCAGCACCCAAAAACTGAGCACCCGATAAATCAGCATGGGTAAAATTAGCCTGGGTTAAAGTAGCGCCTGTAAAATCCGCACCCGACGCCGACGCATCCGTAAATGTAGCATTGGTCAAATTAACTTGGTAAAA